TCTGGTCAGGTGCATCGGCAAATTCCCTTAGCGACGAAGGGATAACCTTGGAACCCAGTTTAATTTCCCCACTGATCTCCTTACCAAAAGCCCTGATTGCAGGAATCTTGATTTTGTCCATCATCTTGATGAGACCCCTAAGAATCCCCCTGACAGAATTTATCATATTGGTCACAAAGTTAGTGATAAAGGTAGGGATGGCCTTGATGATATTGATGAGAACCTTACCACCAACGATAGCAGTCTGAATAGCCTCACTGTTCTCTGCCCACTCCATTATTGGCTTGACGACATTGTCATAGACCTTATCCTTTATCCACTTAAAGAGCTTACCTATACCATTGGGAATATCCTCCGTAAACACTTTTACAAAGGAACCATCCAGAAAGAACAGCAGGGCATCCTCAAGCATTAGTGAGAGCGTATCTATGAATAACGTGAGTTCTTTTTTGAAATCGAATTCCTTGAGGGCTGTGGTGAGCCACTCAGGGGCACCGAAAAACTCCAATATGTGCCCTGCCAGAGTTGGTATCCACCCAAAAATGGCATCGAGGACAGTGATGCCAAATTCCCGTAGGGCAGCAGAGATTTTATCAGTGAACGTCCCCTCGGTCTCCTCGAAGACTTTGTGTGCAGAAAACACTGCGAGGATTGCAGTAACCACCGCAAAGAGCCTCGCAAACACTCTTCCTATTTTCCCAAACGCACTGCCGATCCGCTTCCCGATCTTTTCATTACCACCCCCTTTAGCGAAGAACCCCCTTACCTTAGACATGGGACCCTTTTTACCGAAGAAATTTTTTATGCGGTGAAACATTCTAACTACCCACCGTCCTATCTTTGATTTTTTTAGCTGTTTCACCGCTTCACCCAGCGGACTCTTTGAGCCGAGTACCGCAATAATCCCGCCAAAGACACCGGCAATTCCTGACATTATCGCCCCCTTCCCAAGAAGCCCGCCAAGCCCGCCACCTCCACCTCCAGAACCACCTCCTGCCGCCACCCCAGATCCCCCACCAGCACCACCGCCCTTGATGGAACCTGCAAGTTCGCTTAGTATTTTATCGCGCTTGCTGGAATCCTCTTTATCCGCCAGTTTACTCTGCTTGTCCCGCAAGTGCTGGTTCATCAGCCGCGTGTCAATGGATTTCAAGCGGGATGATGACATCCGAATTTCCTCCAGAAGAGCATTCTGCTCATCGAGCGTCTTGATTGTGGCATCTATAGACATATGTTTCTATTTAGGATTATGAATTCTGCCGTTCGGCCTCTTCCTTTGCTTCTTCAACATGTTTGATCAATAGGTTGCAGTAGACTTCAAATTCCCATGGAATCATATTCTCAATATCGCCTAGCGACCACTGGTGGTGCTGAACCAAACCGAATACAATATGGTAATGGTTCGACAGCGATGTGTGGGCTAGGCAAATGCTAAAAAACTTTCGGCTCCCTCGATAACCTTGCTGATACCCTTCTTGCCGCACTCCTTGCAGTCATACTTCACCGTATGAGAAATCTTTGGCGCAGAGCTAATAAAATCCTGTATCTTTTTTAGTTGCGAGAAAGTCAAGGAGTCGATGAATTTCGCGACCTCCTCTGGGGTTTCATCCTCCACAGAGTATGTATTATCGGCATCAAAGATGGTCTCGATTGCCGATGCAATGATTTCTGCTGGATCGTCCTTCTTGACAGACATCAGGGCCTTCACGGTCGGAAACGCGCAAATCACCCCCACACTGTCTGTCAGTTGGATTTTGGGGTCCGCTTTCTTACGTGGATATTTTACCTTGATGTCATCGAGGTTGATACTCACTGGGTTTCCATGCTGGCAATCATCGCAGAGCATCTTGACCTCGACCGACTCGCCAACCGACTTTCCACGGAGTTTCAGAAGAATAAATTCAAGGTCAACATTGGACAACTTTTCCACCATCAGTTTTCCAAAGGTGCAAGCATCGACCACATCAAGCATGGCTCGAAATATAGCAGTTTGATCCTCGGACTGCTGCGCAATCATCAGGACCTTCTCCTCCTTGACAAGGAAAGGGCGATAGTCAACCTTTTGTTTGGTTGAGGGGAGCGATAGAGTGTATGTTGGGGTCTCAAGCGTTGGTAAGGGCATATTTTAGTGGCGTTTGGAGTTTTTGTTCTGTCACTTATCTAGGAGGCAGGAAGAAGCGGCTCCGTTGTCGTGTTTCAGATCAGTCTTCGCAACGATCCTGTAATCTGGCTCTTGACGCCACCAAGCAGACTCGCTATCGCGCCCTCTGGTTTAAATTCTGTGTATGAGACAGTGACCGAGAGCTTTGTGAGTTCATCGGCTGATCTATTATCCAATGCCACCGCAGTGATCTCGGTTGGGAAGGCATCTATCAGCTTGACCCCATATATCGGTAGGTTTGTCTTGTCCAGAGCCTGAATGATGACATCGGTCTTAAAGGTATCATCGTGAGCCACCAAGTAAGTCTTTTGATCTACGATTGACGCCATCCAGCGTTCCCAAAACTTTTTCATGTAGTAGTCATTTGTCAGCAGAAAAGAGAATGTGATGGGTTCAGTGTTGAATCCCGTTGGGGTGTTTGTGCCAAACCAATCCTGATTGGATGCATACTCCGTGGTATTAAGTCTCATGCCGGGGAATGAACAGGACTCACAGAGCAAAGCCACATCACGCGGGTCGTTGATCAAGTCATTGAACCCAAAGTTTCCGCTCAGTGCTTGTGATGCAATATTTTGCAAATCCAAATTGAAAAGCGTTTGAGTCGGAGGCGTAAAGATGACATTGAACCGATTGCCTTGTGCAGGTCCAGCATGTTTGCTGATCGTAGCCTTGAAGTCGTCAATAGTCGATGGGTTGATAAAATTGGTCAGATCTTTGAGTAGTGCCATGGTAGTGTCGTGTTCCTATTTTCTCCAACCAAGTCCTTGCCGACGCGAGGGTGATCGAGTGCTAGACTTCATGATTTTTCGGGATTCCTTCCAGACCTTGTCTCGATTAGCGCCCTTAAAGGAATCGAACGGCAGGAATAGAACCACTTCCCACTCACTTGCCGGGACCAAAACCGGCTTGCTCTTCATGTGCGCGGTGAGGTAACGCTTGTAACAAGGGCGAAATTCCTTGTATCTGGTGGCTTCAGAGAGGATCTCATAGCTTATCCTGAGCTTCGTGGTGGCATCGTAGCGGTCATTGGATGTGAGACTGGTCAACTTGTCAAACAACTTGGCCCGAAGTATTGGCGGCAAATAATGAAGGTTGATACCGGTAAATCCTTTTGGGGCACGGTCAAGCAGAAAGATCAGCGGGTAGCGATCAAAGTATGGCAGGGTTGCCTTGTGCTTTGCATCGTAACGGTACATGAACATTTTACCGAATGACGGGGTTGCCGATTTCCGCTGGACCAGAAGTTTGTCTTTCATAAGCCGCGAGCGGTTGACATCCTTGACGTTCTGGACACGCTTACGAAACCACTCTAAGCTTTTTTTGGTTCTGGGTGCAATTCCTTTGCGAAACGCCTCGATTTCAAGCTTTTCTAAAAATGATGCCATATCTTTTGGTATTTAGGGCGAATTCTTGTTGACACGATGCCGGGAAAGCGTAATATGTGTATATGAGATCAGTAACCAAAAGAATCAGCTCCGGGATTTATCAGTATGGCAGGTTCCAGATAGAGAACTGGGGCAATCGCGATGGCGCTCACTGGGTCGCGACGGATAACGGTAAACTTGTCAAGGATCTGCAAGGGGTCAACCTAGATCGACCGACACGAAGGGAAATCGTGAGATGCCTTGACCGGTATTTCTCTTGACACAAAGATCAAAAACACAGAATATAAAGATATGAAAGAAATAGAATTACGAGAAACCGAACAAAACGAATTAAAAAGGGCAATCGAGACGATCACGGGAGCCGCTTCTGACCTCCTTTTTACGGGGGTGATCATGGACGCATTGACCAAGAAAATCGAAAAGGCAGTCCAAACCCTCAGAGAGGGAGGCGACACGGTCCCAGCTAGTACGATAATCAAGATCCTGACGGACTGAAAAAGCTTGACACAAAGATCAAAAACACAGAGACTACAGATATGAGATCAACAAAAGATAGTTTTCCTCCAAGACCCGCCGACAAGACCATCACTCGGGGCAAAAGAAACATCTGGTTCCAGCCCCACAACAACCGGATCGTGATCACAACCGAACTCGGAAACTTTAGGTCCCATGTGCAGGAGTTCTTCCCCCGGTAGTTGAAGTTTCCAGCAAATTCAATAAACCCCACCGGATTCCCCTTGACGGAACTCTGGTTTCTGTCATACTGACCCCGTCATGAGAAACGAAACACCAAACAGCAACA